AATATCCTCTAGCTCAGGATGCTGATCCCACCACCAATAACAGAATTTAAGAAACAATTCATCATTCACACCTCCGACTAAGAGCAACCCTAGTAGGCGCGAGGCGGCGTGAGCAATAGTGGCAGTATGTCGTTCATGATAAATTGCCCGACAAAACCACTCATGTGTAGGACGAACCAGGTATCCATTGTCAAAACGATACCCCAAAAATGTTCTTCCACTCATGTGCGCTTCATGCATCGTTGGCAAGAAAGCGCTCGGCTGTTTGTGTCTCAATTCTGGTTTGCGTTTTATAGCTTTTAGCTGGACTTCCGATGCGGATATCGACAGCATATGCATAGCCTCAGCGCGGTCACGAATCCCTTTATCATTGGAAATCGGGTATGTGACATTGCACTTCGACAATTTAACTGGAATGTTAAAAATATTTGTGTAAAACGCGGTGATATTCTCGAGTGTTAATTTCTCGTACTCTTCTTCTTCTTGCTCAAAGTTGTTATCGTCACCAAGGAACCTGTCCATGCTAAATGATGCGTGAGAAACCTTGCTTATCTCTCGTAATATAGCATTTGCAAGCGTATCAAGTAGCTGTGTAAATCCAGTTCCAGATGCAACTTTACTAACTTTTCTAAAGATTCTTCCGTCCGGCAACATGATGCTTCCATGCAAAAAATGCTCTTTCAAAGCGTCCCAAAGAAGTTTTCGCTTGTACTCTTCTTTTCCCTTCAGGATGTCGCTTTTCTCTGAAATTTTCAATGAAAAGTCGAAGCATTTTTCAAGTATATCAAAAGCTGCAGACAAAACCCACAGCGGCATGTTAGCGTCAAATTGTGAGATATCAGTATTACCCTCAACCCACCCGGGAGACAGTGGGGTGCTTAGCTTTTCCCTCAGATATTTCATTGCGCTTCGTCCAAAAGCCATCAAAGGAGGAGGGTTATGAGTAAACTCTTCCATTAACGGGGCTATAAACATGTTTTCAAGAACTCGGGTCGGTGCATCTGAATTCCAAACATTTCTCACCTTTTGTCTTTCATACCAATCATCCGTATGCTTAATCTCAGAGAGATGTCCACGTAACGCAAGAAGGTAAGGCATAAACATTGACTGACAAGCTTTGGGATCTTCGTTGTCGCCAATCATGTGATACATGAATCGGGCACGCTTTTCAACGGCACCAATAACCTCTCCAACTTTTCTCCCTGGAAAAGAATAACCAGCGGAGGAACGCATATTTAGTGTATATGCGGCAAGCTTGAGTGATAACGTAGGGATTTTATGCTTGGGTAGAAATCTTTTTTCGACGTTCTTAATGGCCTGTGCGAAGACCTGGTCGAATTTCATATTCTGCATCGGACCATATTTGAGCTGCGAATCAAGCGCCTTAGCACTCGAATATTGATAACCCTTCACAGACTTAAAACCAGAATACTTATCGTAAACATGATCTGGGTCAAAATGTTGGGTTGCAACGAGTGAATTGAAATTTCTCTCCACTTGCTTAATGTTATACGGTTTGGCAAGAAGAAACCGACGTAATGATTCAAGGCCAATCTTAGGATCGGTAATCCTAGTGTAGCCATGTATTGAATTGCGAATTTCAACATCAGGAACGACTTCTCTGTCGAATATCTTCAGATCATCGTAGACTTTGTAATCCACATTTGTCGGTGCTTTCGCCAGTTCGTAAGTATAGCCCAAATTAAGTGTCCTTTGTTTTTCAAGAACTGCGCATCCATACCTTTCTCTTTTGTATGGAAAAATGCGCGCGCAATGCTGTACTGTTTTTGGTACTCGCTCGGAATTTAACGGCATTTGTTTGTTTTTCAGGAAATTATATACAGGATTTGTTGTAGTTTGAAATCTGTTTCGTCGTTTGGTAACTGTGTTTGCAGATTTGGTTTCAAATTTCATTCGTTCTCGTTTTGATACGAGTCGAGACTGATAAGCAGACCAATGGCGTTTAGCCGCTCTCATTTGATTTGGATAGAGCATATCTAAAAGTAGTTGTAACGCAATATGCTGAAAATGTTAATATCTTTCTTCAATGAAAGCGAGGTTTAAAT